TAATACGTCCGATGATTTCATCCAAAACCATCATGTTTCTGTAAGCAGACTCACGCAGTTCAAAATCAGACTCGCCTGAGTTTTTAAACCTATCAATCTGCTCTTGTTGATAATTATTGATTATCTCTTGAAAGAACTCATCAGACAAGAGATGCTGCGCCCGTGTTGGCTTGTCCAATCGGAACTCCTATGTTGTTTACAGCAAGAGTAGGAACACCCAAAAGCGTTTGTCCGGGTATATCACCAGCCCGAGGCAGCAACCCGTATCCCAAATACTGACCCACACCAAGCCCGCCACGTTGGAACAAATTGTTAAAATTTGGCTGGAAAATTGGAACACTGCCCGTTCTCATTGCATTAAGCCTATTCAAGACTCCGCTTTGAGATTGGTCGTAAACCCATGAAGGTAGATTGGGGTCAAATTGTGATGGTGGCGTTGGCGTAATTGCCCCAAGAATCGGCAACAGGGGGATTACATTGCCAGCGTAATCGGCTGCAATATCTCGAATATTTCTTAAATCCTGACCAATTGTAGTGTCAGGGGTCGGAACAACCGGACGCGAAAGGTCAACAATTGGCGCAGGCACTCCACCGGGCCTGTCAGGTGCTGTGGGCGTTTCTACAACATCCACAGGAGGCGCAACGTCGATTGGTGGAATTGGTGCTGGAGATGGCGCTGGAGGCGGAGGCGTAGGCGCGGTTACATCTACAGGCGGCGCAACATCTACTGGAACGATAGGAGCAGGCACAGGAGACGGAGCACGAGGCGCAGTAACCTCAACCGGCGGCGCAGTGTTAACCGGAGGAGCAACACTGGCCGGAGGCGCAGCAATACCACCAATAACCCCACCAACAGCACCACCAACAGCGGCTGGCGGCACAGCGGAGGGCGCAGTAACCAGCACGGCATCACCAGCCTCAGCAATACTTGATGCCGTACCAGCACTAATCGGAGTTCCAGAGGCAACACCATAGAAAACTTCGTCTGCACCTTGCTGGCCGATTGCGGCCACTAAGTCATCGTATTGTTGTTGGAAAATTGCATTCGCTGCGTCATCAGATAGACCAACAAGACCGGGATTAATGCCAGAAACATATTTATTTAGCGTAGCAATAATTTTGGGGTCTGTGAGAATTCCTTGCCCGGCAAGTACGTTACCCAAACCACCGGCTTGCCCGACACCATAACCAATACCACCACCAATACCACCAGTAATTGCGCCAGTAAGAATGTCTCCGCCAGTAATTGCAGAGGACGCAGCACCCAAAAGAGCGCCAGCGGCAAGAGAACTGCCCAAAGTTGCACCCGCTGCACCGAACGTACCAGTTGCAAGCAGGCCAGATACGCCGGGTAACAATAAGCCAGTGCCAACACCAATAAGAATTTTTCCGGCAGTGCTATTCAAAAACTTCTTAAATCCGCTGAGTTCTGGATTGAAGTTTGTGCTTGTGCCAAGTTGAACGGCTTTGCCAGTGTTGGGGTCTTGGTAGTACACCGCAAACAAATCGTATGCGCCCGGATTGCCCAGTTTTTGCGTGAAGAAACCTTCACCGATATCGGTCATCCCTTCTGTGTTTTCTTTGGTAGTCCCGATTCCAATGTTTGCATTAAATTGGGCAGCAAATACATCTTTCGCTGGCTTCCTTCCCAAACCCTCAAATGTATTTGTTTCTGGGTTATAGCGTTGGATTGCTTCAGAAAAACCGTAAGAACCAGTCAGTATGCCTTCCTGACCGCTTGAGTTTTGTGAAGTGTTAAAAGACTTTCCAATGTTTAGCGAGTCTTCTTCGTCATATTCACGCGCTGCTCGCAAGGCATCTTCTGGAGTGATTCTTTCTGAAGATGCTTGATAGACTCGCAGTGCCTCTTGAATTTCTTGAGGTGTATAGTCAAGCGAAAGGATGTTTGCTTGATTTACGTTAAGCAAACCACCAAAAGAAAAATCCAATGCACGAGCATTATTGTTTATATATTGACCAGTAAGCGCGTTTGGATTTGCTGCCATACGCCCCTGAACATCAGCCAAAAATTGATTTGCTCTTGTTTTGTTATCGCTGGTAAGGTTCGATTGTTCGATTTCTCTAGCCAATTCCGGCAGCAAAGACGGATTGCCAAATGCTTCTCGTGCTTTAATACGGAAACGCTCAAGTCCAAGAACTTGTTGATTTAAAGCATATGTAGCAGAACTTGCTTCACCCCTTCCGGTTTCTGGCGCAGCAAGAAGCCCCTCGACTTGCTGCAGCGGGCGAGCCTCAAGTTCTGGTTGTGCCGCTTGAGTAAATGCAATAATTTCTTCTGGCTCAAGCGTAGGGCCAAATTGGGACACCCAATAGTTAAGACCTGCCTCATCTGGCTCACGCCCCAAAACAATCCGGTATTGAGCGGCCATAAGGTCTCGCACATTTTGCGCCGGCGCAGCAACAGTTTGAGCAGCAGGCGGCGCTGCCGCCTCTACAGTGGGTTGAGCAACTGGTTCAGCAGCAGGCTGATTTAATGCAAAATAAGTTGTGCCTGTGTCTTGAATTTCAGGTTTATTCGCAGGAGCAATATCAGCAAGAAGGCTGGGCTGTTGATTTGCATAAATATTGGCAAAAGCGTTATATGCCTCCATATTGCCAGAGGCTTGAAGCAAGTTCAGCCAATCTTGTTGTGCTTGCGTAATAGCCATATCAGCCCCTCAGTTGCATTAGAACGCTGTTGAGAATACCAGCGGCCTCACTTTGTTTGTCCATGCGCTCCTGTGCCATTTCCAGTTCATTAATCAACTGCTGGCGTTCAGAGAGAGCCATTTCACGCTGTGCTACTGCGTTGTCAGACAGAATCTTTGCTTGTTCCAATTGGAGTTTAATCGCGTTCTTTTCGCGTTCAATTTCCAGTTTAGCCTGTTGAATAGCAATATCAGCAATTGCCTGTTCGCGTTCAGCCTGCAACTTAGCCGTTTCAACTTGAATATCAGCCTGTAGGCGAGCAGCATCAGATTGTGCGCGGAGTTGGGCCTTCTGCTGTTCAACTTGTGCAAGCAAAATAGCAGGGTCAGGCTGTTGCTGTTGTTGCTGCGGTTGCGACAGTTGAGCATCCATCTCAGGCGGAATGGGCTTAAAGAATGTATCCGTATCCTTAAAGCCTGCTGCTTCGATAAGACGGCCAAGAGTCTCACGATATTGACCAACAGAAACCAGAGGATTAGCAGGGCCATAACCCTGCAAAATCGTTTCTTGCTTCTGCATAATCATTTGCAACATTGCAATCTGCTCTTGGCGGCTACCAGTACCGAGGCCTACGTTAATCGACACGTCGTACTGATTCGACCATTGCCGAGGGTCAAAAGGCACATATTGGCCCCTCAGACGCACTACCTTGGGCTTGTCTTGATACTTGCATAGTAGATGTAGGATGCCCTTCATAAGGCTTTTAACGCCCGTCTCAGCGAAGATACGAGCCATGAGTTCAATCTTGCCAGCAGCAGCGGTCATCATTGCTGATACAGCAGCAGCAGTGACGTTATTCAGCACGTCAGGATTCAAACCCTGTTGGGCATCAGATACGCCTGTTCGCTTGGCCTGTACGTTATCCAGATACTCAAGCATCGGGAAGGCTTGTCCAGCAACATTCTGCACTGCCAATTGATTAACGGCTTGCGGATTCTTAACGCGAATCACACCACCCGGAGTGCTAGTCAGCAAGTCGTCTAGATTAGCCTGACCATCCACTACGGTTACACGAGCATTATTCGTCAGATAAAGGTTATCCAGCATCTGACGGGTAATCGTGGTCTTAATCAGTTGCAGGTCAATAGTGCGGTCAGCAAGTGATTGCCCGTAGAACTTGTGCGGAATCGGAATCGGGCAGATTGAATGGAACGGAATGTAATCACATTCCTCATCTTCCAGAATCTCATTACCGGCATAAACGATACGGCGCAATTCAGCGATGCCATCGTCATCTTCGTCGATGCGGATATAGCATTCATAGACTTCGACTTCTTGCATCGTGTAGTCGATTGATTGCGTATCGTCAGGCTGTTCAGAGCGGTCATAACGCGCTAGACGCTCTTGCGAGTATTGCAGCCTGTCCCCGCTAGGCAGAGAGTCCACAACGTCTTGAGGAAAGCCCATAGCCACCAGTTCGCTACGGGTCATCATGCGACGATGCGCACAGAAGGGCGAGTCCTGAACAGTCCGACCATTCTTGGACATTAGGAACTCTTCAGGCGGGACATTCTCGATAACAATCTTGCCTTCACCGACCTTTTTCTGAATCTTTACCGAGTGCTTACGGTAAATCATTCCCATCGGGTCGATGACTTCCTCGGTATCTTGTTCCACGACTTCAACCGAGTCATCCGATAGCAGAAGCACTAGTTCGTCATCGGTAAGGTCCTTGTACTTCTCTTTGATAACGTCAGTTTCGTCATTCCAATATGCTTTGACGATACCCGTCTTTTGCAGCAGTGCATCCTTAAACCAGTTATGCAGAATCAGGAATCCGTCATTCTGACGATAGAAAACCCAGTTTGCATATTCAGTTGCTTGCTTGGCAAAAGGCTCGTCGCCCGGAGACTTAGGCTCAAATTGCACTACGTCATCTGCTGACGTGAAGATGCGAATCAGTTGCGGCAGAGCACCATCTACCGCTTCTGCTACTTCACCAGTAACAATTTGCGAGCGACCTTCAATCTCGTTGCCTAGCGGATTGCGCAGGTAGTAATTGAGGGCTTTGGTTCGCTCATCGGTGGTATCGGATTCCAGATAACCGATTGCATCGTCAATCTCGTTTTCGAGAATAGCCTTAACCTGAATATCAGTAATCATACAATCCACCTAGTATTTACATTTAATGGACGATTCCAATCGGAACCATCCTCTCGTAATCCAATAGCAAGATACCGGAAACTGTCAGCGGCGTGACTAGACCAATCATGTAGCGGCCTATCATAAAAGACTGCCCTCTTTTCGTCATATTCCCGACGATAGTTTCTTAATGCATCTAGACCAGTTTTAGTCTTTTCAATATCGAACCAGCAGCGCGGCAGCAATTGGCGAACAGCCTGTATCCCATCGGCTACAGATAGCCGAGGAGCAACGGTTATCTCTAGACCGGCTTCCTCTAGGACTTCCTTACGGGATTTACCTGTACCGAGTTCACGCACCTCTACGTCATGCGGCAATATCTGGGTAGCGTGGTGGTAGCCGTTTTCCTGTAGCCATTCAAAGTAATGGTCTAGACCGACTCCGTGATTCTCGTGGTAGTCGATTAGCCGGACCTCTTTAGACGCGATTTGAGCGACCCAAATAGACGTACTGTCACTCATACCTAAGTCCCATGCACAGAATGTCTTGGCGAGGCTCTCATGAGGTATGCGGGCTATTCTCTCTTGGGTCTCTAGGTCATTAATTAGCGACCCGTAGTAAGAACCCTCTACTGCAGCATGGAATGAGCATTCAAACTCTTGGGCAAACTTATCTTCGCCCATCTCTTTCTTTGCGGACTCCAACTCGGAGTAATCGAGAATCCCAGTCTCTGAAGCCTTGAATTCCAGAAGCGACCAATCAGGCGACGACGAAGCACGGTCTCTGAAATCCGCAAAATGGTTTCTACCTTTCGGAGTACCGAGAAACAAGGCGAAGCCCTTACGGTCAGCAAGGGCCGGACGGATGATTTCATTCCATATCTTCGGGTCCTGATCCGCAATCTCATCGATAACCACTCCGTCGAAGTATTGACCACGGAGACTGTCAGGATTATCTGAGCCGTATAACTGGATTCGTCGACCGTAGAACTCTGACTTGAGTTCAGACACGTTTAACTTGGCATCCAGCGGCCGTGTAAAGCGCTCCAGATAGTCCCAAGCAATCCGCTTAGCCTGACCATAGGTAGGGGCTATATAAGCGTATCTGGGGGCTTCCTGACCATTCTTAAGGGCAGAGTGGATTAGCTGGTTAATCGCTGCGACTGTCTTACCCATACGGCGGTGTGCTACTACCACCGTGAATCGATTAGCAGCAACCGCTCTATGGATAGCCCTTTGAGGTTCTCTAGGACGATATCCGGTATCGATAATCTTCTCAGTCATCTACGCCGCTGACTACCTTGATATTGAGCGGGCCACCACCATCGCCAGTAACCTCAGTCCTAGCAAGTTTGGGTATGTGGTACTCAGACAGTTTCGCCATGATCTCTAGAGCACGGTCGGGTTGTGCCTTCACCTTGAGTGACTCATCGCCATAGGCAACCATTTGCAACCATGCATCCATATTCTCGCCATTACGCTCGAGCAAGTTAGCGATAGCCTCACGCACAGTAGACGTGGCTTTGTTGGGCGAACCTTTAGGACGCCCCTTCCCTGCGTTCCCCATATTCACGCCTACTTTACGCTGAGAATCATTCTCATTCATGTTTGCACCATAAGGAAGTGTTGAGACAACTATAAGAAAGTCTGATAGGACAAGACTGAAATTTGTGTTCTACTTACATCACGCACTCTGCTTTGAGTGTTACTACACAGGAGACAGTCATGTACTCACCGGAACACAGCACAGAGATTCTTAAGCATATCGAATCAGTGCTGCTTGCCAATAACGGCTACATCTACATTGACATTGATACTCCGCATCCTGTTACTCAGGGTCTTACTGATGCCGGCTTTGTTGTGTACCGTTCGCGTAATCAGTTTGACCGTCCTGCCTTCATGGTCCTTACTCAAGCATCATACAAGGCTCTTTCATCTTCGCCTTACGGTAAGACTCAACTGATTGAGCGCGCCAAGTATGACAGCGACAAACTTGACCGTATGGTTGTCGCACAACAGGAAAGGCTCACCGAGTATTTCTAATCACTCACGGGTGCGAAAGCCCCCTACTAAAGGAAAATATCATGAACTCAGTCGACGTAAAGATTACCGTTAGCAACCTTAACAAAAAGACTATCTGGGATTGCCTTGCAGAGAAACTCGGCCGACAACCTACTCCTCAAGAGGCTGTCGACGAAGTGAAGCGCATCCTTAGCAACAAGTAATCACTCTAGAGGCTTCGGCCCCTGCTTATAGAACCTATAAGAAACTCTGATAGCACTAGACCAAAATTTGTGTTCTCATACCTACACGGATAGCGATTGACTATCTACTACACGGAGAAGATCATGCAAACCTACGCAATCGACAACACCGCCGACACTATTGACAGCCGCGACATTATTGACCGTATCGAAGACTTGCAAGACTCAGAGCGTGACATGGACGAGCAGCGCGAACTTAACGCCTTGCTTATCCTTGCCGAGCAAGCGCAGCATTCACCCGACTGGCGGCATGGCGAGGTTCTGATCCGCCGCTCTTACTTCGTGGACTACATCACAGACCTTATCCACGATTGCTATCCCATGCCCAAGGAAATGCACTCTGGTCAATGGCCGTTCCGCCACATCACTATTGACTATGAAGCCGCAGCACGTGAGGCCGAGGTTGATTATATGTTCGTCGACTTCGATGGCGTCGAGTATCTCATCCGGGCATAAGCAAACACTTATAGGCCGCATAAAAACATCTGATAGCGCGGCCTAGTTTTTTATGTTCCAATAACTCTACGCACTACAGCGTACACGGAGACAAAAAATGAGCACCAGAGCCGTTATCACATTCATTGACGAGCGCGATACATTCCACGTCTACAAGCATCACGACGGTTATCCGACGCATGGCTTCAAATGGTTGAGCGAGCATGGAGTAATTGCCGCCATTCGTCGAGCCATGCCGCTTGCTTGGACTCTGCCGCGATTCGAAGCCTCAGAGTTCGCCTGTGCCTTCATTGCCGCTAATAAGACTCGCGGTGGTGGCCTATATCTCACGGGACATTGGAACCAACATGGAGACCTTGATTACCGATACGAAGTCCGATGCGATTGCTATGACCTAAATGTTCGCGTGTTCGATATGGCTATCAGCAGCAGCACTCCGGTATCTGAGTTTGTCCTGAGTAATGAGGAAGTCGAAGCATGAAATACGATATCACTACAAACTGGCATCGCACCTTCTCGCAGCGTCATCCAGTTCTATCAGAGTGGCTTGGCTTTGCAGGAGTCTGCGCCTTGATATTCCTAGCAGCGATTTTGATCTAAAACTAGGGGCTTCGGCCCTTAGTTTGTTTTTGGCCCCATGAGACTGGCATTCAAGTCGCCGTCCTCATCTACATAAAGCCCAAATACCCTGTCATCGTCGAGTTCAAAGTAGATAACCTCATCCTCTACCTCAATACCCTCGATAGTGCGACCTAGCAGACTCTCAAACATCTCATCCGGCGTCATACCTTCTCCAATACCACGTGCATCGAATCTACAGCCGTAGGAGTGCGTAGGAGCGTTTCTAGCGGATCGGTAAGGGTACTGCCCCACTCGCTCAATTTAAACTCAATAGAGCGCGTTACAAAGCCTTTGTCCCATCCTAGATACCAACACCAGTCGCAGTAGTAGACCCAAGAGTTCTCGTTGAACCGTCTAACGTGCGTCGGGTCTTGATCAGCCCCTAGACTTAGCCAGTAGGGAACGCTGATATGCATCGTGCCGCCAGTCTCTAGTAAGTCTCGGCAATTTTGCATCGCAGTCACTAGGTCTTGAATATGCTCTAGGCAATCATTAGTGACAATCCGTTTAAACATTCCCTCACGCAATTGGATTGGACCGAATCGCGTGTCATATTCTTTACCGAATTCGACTTTGGTTATATCTAAAACAATATCCGGTTTAACCCTTTCCAAAATATCCACGTTCAGATATTCAGGGATAAAGTGTCTACCAGAACCTAAATGCAGAGTGTCGGGAGTTTTCACTTTTTCTTGTTTCGTGCGCTAATCGCTGCTGCCTTTTTCTTTGCATCTGCCTTACTGGATGCACCCCATGCTTGCAGAGAGAGCAGCAGGCGTGTCGGGCTTCCATCAGGCTTACGCTCTGGGCCGGGCATTCCTGACATTCTTGCCAAAAAACTTGCCCTTCTCGGGTTGTCGCCTGATTTCACTGGAGCCTTTAGGTTAGAACCCGGATTAGCAGACTCGTAAGACTTGCGACCTTTTTCATTTAGGCCACCTGACTTTGCCTTGCCTTCTTTGCGTTGCCATGCGGGAGATTTCATTCCAGTAGCCCCGGATTCCGCCGAAGAATTTCGGCTAGTTGGTCATCAAAAATAACGTAATTGGAAGTGCCGCCAGTTCCGCGACTCATGGCGTCAAAATAACGAATACCCGGCAATCCCAATTCTGACGCTTTAATCCTAGCAGCATCTGGGCTTCCGTAAGTTCTTTTCAATTCGTTGAAGATTTGATTTCCAGTACCGCTGGTAACGTATGCGCCTTGCGCACCTTCCGTAGCGCGATACTTTTTTGCTTCTTGTTCTAATGCATCCCTGACAAATTTTGGTTGTTCAGCATATGGCTTATCCCAATCCAAAAAATGTTGCGGCCCTAAAGGGTCGACTGCTTCTCTAGACCCGGGCCAGCGAAGGTTTACTTCATACAGTTGTTTTTGTGGTAGGTCTCTTTTAAGAAACTCTATACCATCATCTATTTTTTTCTGGAAGTCCTTGTTATTTTGGACGTGCTCCATTTTCTTTCTATTTTCAAGATTTCTTATTGCTACTGATTTATTCCCGCCAGCATCTTCCAATGCTCGTGCCGCAATTCCAGATGCACCAACATCGGATTTTGCAATATTCCTCATTGGGTCTAATTTTTCGGCATAACCCTGAGCGACCTTAGGGTTTTCCGCAAAATACAAACCCTGTCCATAAACTTGCATACCTTCGCCAGTCCCAATCTTGGACATATCAAACTTGTCGAACTTATGCGGGCTACCGTGGAATACACGGATTGCACCCATAAGCGGGGCAGCAGCGAGTCCTACACCCTTACCAATCGGCCCACCAACGTCTAGCAGGCCAGAGACAGCGGCGGTTCCATAGTTCCCCGCCATTCCCTCACGAACAGCATTCAGCCCCGGTACAAACGGTTCAGCAAGGTCAGCAAACAGAGTGCGGATTTCGGCTGGACTTAGCCGCTTCTTCGCTCTCTCAAGTTTGCTAATCCTGTCCATTTATACTTTTTCCATTTTTATGAACTTGCAATAGTAATCACCGGGCACACTTGTTTCTAGTTCAATCCTGTTTGACTGACACTCCTCAAGAGTCTCAAACGTGCCAAGCAATGTCATGTGTCCCGCAGACAGCAGCCAGAGATTGAACCAGATGATAATCACTTCTTGGCCGTTTTCGCAGCGGCTTTAAATTGCTTTGCCGTAGGTGCGCCTTTTGTACCGGGCTTACGCATTTTCTCGCCTGAACCTTCTGCGATACGCTTGCGTTTAGCGTGGATATTTGCATAGAGACCGGGCTTCATTTCTTCTTTTCCTTAGCCATTTTCGGCTTCATGCCCTTCTTGGCAGCGGCTTTCTTGGCGGCTTCCATGCCAGCAGCAGTATAAGGATATTTCTTCTTTCCGACCATCGGCATGATTATCTCCAAAAAAAATCCCGCTCAAGGCGGGACAAGGCACTACACGGAGGACGAGCGAACCACAACTATTTGTCTGTCAAGATAGTTATAGTTCTTGCGGACATATTAGGTTGTTGATTTATTTTAGTCAATAGGGAACCCAAGGCTTTTGACCTTCTCAGGTAAAAACCTAATGGGAAAATAATCCCATTCTCTGTCGCCAGCCACATTCTTCTTCCGAGGCCACCTTACGGGTGCTAATCGCTTCGTCAGTTGCCTGTCCTCGTTCGTGGCAGTACCTGTGGAAGTCTGCCTGCGCTGGGTAATGGCGCTCGGGTTCTCTTGGCAGCGGCCCCCTATAGGCC